CGGCGAGTCGACGACGGGTCAGGTGGCTCGTGGTGACCGGCGAACCGCGATCCTGCTCGACGAGTTCGCCGCGTTCGATCTTCAGGACGGTTTCAGCGTGCTGTCCTCGACGCGTGACGCGACGATGTGCCGAGTGTTCATGAGTACCCCGAACGGAACCGGAAACGCGTTCCATGCGGTCTCCGAGAACAAGGACATCTCTGGAATCCGCATGCACTGGAGTCAGCATCCGATCAAGGCGGAGGGTCTGTACACCGAGAACGGGAAGCAGCGTTCTCCGTGGTACGACCGCGAGGTGAAGCGGTGCATCTCTTCAGTCGAAGTCGCTCAAGAGCTGGACATCGACTTTTCCGCGAGCCAGAGCTTGTTCTTTGATCCCGAAAAGCTCTCCGAGCTTTCGGGAAAGAACGTCTGCCCACCGTATCGGGTCGGTCGGATTGACTTTCAGGAGGGCGAAGGTGTCTTCGTTGACGATCCCAAGGGACAGCTGCATCTATGGATTCATCCCGATGCCGCCGGCGATCTGCCCCGCGACCGCGAGTACGCGATGGGCGTCGACATTGCGACCGGGACCGGCGCCAGCAACTCGGTGCTCTCGATTGGTGATAAGAAGACCGGAGAGAAGGTGGGCGAGTTCGCTGTTCCGAACCTTCGGCCGGACCAGCTCGGGACCTACGCCGTCGCGATCGCGAAGTGGTTCAGGGGGATCAACAATCGAGGTGCGTTCATGATCTGGGAGGCCGCCGGCCCCGGCCGGATCTTCGGGGACATGGTCGTCGACGAGCTGGGATATCGCGAGGTGTACCTGAGGGAGAGCGAGGGACGCCTCTCCAAGAAGCAGAGCGAGCTTCTCGGTTGGTATCCGACCCGAGATACCAAGATGACCCTCTTCGGGAACTACCGAAACGCGTTGTACGCTGGTAGGTTTATCAATCGATCGGCTGAAGCGCTGAAAGAACACCGGGAGATCATCTATGCGTCAGGAGGGGGTATCGAACATTCCCGATCCCACGGCACGGATCCCTCAGGTGCGAAAATGAACCACGGGGACCGCGTGACCGCGGACGCCCTATTGAGTCTCGTGATGGGATCAAGGAATACCAAACCACCCGCGGAGCCGCGACAGCTTCAAGAAAGCATCGGCTTCCGCAGGGAGCGAGCAGAAGAGCTCGCCAGAAAGGCTCGTGAATGGTGAGCAAGTACCAGAAGCTTCAGACCGCGGTTGAGTGGAGCAGAAAGCAGCTCACTCCCTACCGCGAGCGAAGGCACAAGTTCGTTCGCGCGTATGTCGGCCAGCACTGGGGACGCGGCGACGATGTGAACGAGAAGATGCCGATCAACATGTTGAGCATCGCGGTCCAGACGTTCGCGAGGAACCTTGCGGCTAGGAACCCGGCGGTGACGGTTTCATCCCGCAAGCGAGAGCTTTCGCCTCTGGCGAAGAAGCTTGAGCTCACGATCAACCAGACAATCAAAGAGATCGATCTTCGAGACACGCTGTCCCGCGTGGTGTTCGACTCGATCTTCTTCGTGGGCGCCGCCAAGGTCGGATTGACTGAGGGAGTTCAAGCCGAGCTCCATGGTCAGCTGCATGACTCGGGCCTTCCGTTCGTCGACCCGATCGACCCCGACGACCTGCTCCTCGACATGAACGCACGTCGCTTCGAGTCGATGCAATACTGCGGAAACCGCTACCTCCTTCCCCTTGAACAGGTGAAGGAGTCGGGGATCTTCGGCAAGGACGCCGATGATCTCAGGGCTGCGACGAACCTGTCTCAGAACGAGTACGGCGACAGCCGAATTCAGAGTCTGGTCAACGAGGACAACTATTTCTCCGACAACAGCGCCGCATTCCCGATGGTCGAGCTCTGGGACATCTGGTTGCCGTACGACCGGGTGATGGCGACCTTCGCCGCAGATCCGTCTGGAAACATCGACACTAGCAAGGCTCTTCGCGAAGTCGACTGGGATGGTCCCGAGCTTGGCCCGTACCACATCCTCGGTCTCGGGGACATGAGCAGCACGATCGTCCCCGTGCCTCCGATCACCAACCTGATCGATATGAACGACGCGATGAACCGCGCGTTCAGAAAGCTGATCCGTCAGCTCGAACGGCAGAAGACGATCACCGTGGTGGCTGGCGCCGCCGACGAAGACGGGAACCGAATCCTTCAAGCGGACGACGGCGACATCGTTCGCGTCGACCGCCCGGAGGCGACGAAGGAGATGCGGTTTGGCGGGCCGGATCAGGTGGCTGCCGCGTTCACCATCCAGATGCGAGAGATGTTCAGCTACCTCGCCGGCAACCTTGATGCGATGGCCGGCTTGAGCCAGACCGCCGGGACGCTCGGGCAGGAAGAACTGATCAAGGCCAGCAGCAGCGAGAAGGTTCTCGATATGCAGAGCCGAATGCTGACCTTCACCAAGAAGGTGCTTCAGGATGTTTCGAGCTGGGTGTTCTACGACCCGGTGCGAGAGTTCGATCTGGAGATCCCGCTCGGCCAGAGCGGTGTCTCCGTTCCCACCAAGTTCAAGCCGGCCGACCGCAAGGAGTCCGAGTATCTTGAGCTTGAGATGGATATCGCTCCGGTATCGATGCAGGACGCCTCTCCTGCACAGCGGTTGCAGACGATCACCAGCACGATGACGAACTACCTGTTGCCGCTCGCACCAGTAATGCAGCAGCAGGGCCTGATGTTGGACGCCGCCGCTTTCACTCGTCAGGTGGCAGAGCTGACCAACACCCCCGAGGTGATGGAGCTCGTGGTGCCGGCGGGCTCGCCGCCGGACCCCACGGGCGAAGCCGAAGCCCAAGCTTCAAGTGCTGAGACGCGGACCTCTGGTGGATCGGCGCCGAGGAAGTACACGCCGACTGGTGGAACTCGTGCGGCACGGGACACCGTGATGTCACAGGCGATGCTCGGCATGAACCCGACGCCCCAGCAGGACCAGATGATGCAGCGGCCGGGGAACTGACATGGCGAAGAAAAAGGGCAGCATGAAGGGCATGAGCGTCAGCTCTGGCGACAAGCGGTCGGTCAAGGCCGGCGCCGGCATGACGGCGAAGGGCGTGAAGAAGTACCGGAAGCAGAACCCCGGTAGTAAGCTGAAGACTGCTGTCACCGAGAAGAACCCGACGGGCAAGCGGGCCGCAAGAAGGAAGTCCTTCTGTGCTCGATCTCAAGGATGGGATGGGCCGCGTGGAAAGGCCGCGCGGAAGCGATGGAACTGTTCTTGAACTAGGAGCTCATCATGGCGAAGCGTGGTTTGTACGCGAACATCAACGCGAAGAAGAAGGCGGGAAAAAAGATGCGGAAGAAGGGCGACAAGGGTGCGCCTACTGACAAGGCTTTCAGAGACTCCAAGAAGACTGCGAAGAAAAACAGGAAATGAAGTTTGACGCTACATGGAAGTCAGACGTTCGGGAGGAGCTCTTGGTCTGGTCTCGCGATGTTCTCTCGAAGCGTTCAGAGCACTTTTCTGGTCAGCCTCCTTGCCCGTTCGCCTTTCCCGCAATGAAGTCTGGTCGCGTAGATGTCTTGTTCGGAAACAAGGAAGAGGTGCAGAGAGTGTGTTCCTTGTGGGATGACATGGAATACGATCTGATCATCGTGGTCCCTACCGACGAATCGTGGAATGGATCGGATATTGAAGCATGGTGCGAGTCGATGAACCCGGAGTTGAGAAAAGAAGATTTGACTCTCATGGCATTCGTCCCGGATCGCCCCACCTGTTCAGGGCAGTCGGAATCAGAGATTTGCAACTGGACTCCTTTGGTCGAAGAGGAGTATCCAATGGTGTTCATTCAGTCATTGAGCAAGCTTCGCATTGCGACGGAGCATCTCGAATCTAAGGGTTACTACAAGAACTGCACGTTGGAGTTCATGGAGTACGTCCGGAACCGTTCTGAAAGGAACTGACATGCGTGGAAGCAAGAAGACCATGGGCAAGAAGAAGGCCCCCAAGAAGCCGGCCCCCAAGAAGCCGCTGAAGAAGAACACGGCGAAGAAGGCCATGAAGAACGCGAGGTTCAAGTAATGGCGAAGGACGAATACGAAGCAATGGCCGACCGTTTCAGTGCGGGTTTCAAAGACAGGTCTGCGGACTACACGAAGCCTGATCCTCCCAAGCCGAAGGTCGACATCACCAAGGGGACCTTGGTGAGCGGGATGAATGTGAGTAGGCCGCAGGGCCGTCACGCTCAAAGCATCGCGTCCAAGAAGAGAAGGCGAGACGCAGCCGAGAAGCGAAAGTCGGCGATTGAGAAGGGTCGCGCGGGCCGCAAGGGCAAGTACAACAAGGGCGGGGGCGGCACGCGAAGCGTTGGCCCCGGCGATCTGGGCAACAAGGGCGACACCGCCAAGAATCGACCCCGAGGGAACATGGGCGGAAAGGGCAATCGCTGATGCCGACGTACATCTTCACTCACCCCGAAACGGGAGAAGAGAAGAGGATGACCATGTCAGTGGCCGAGATGTGCAATCGCACGGATCGGCATGACGGCGACATCCTGCTTTCTGAAGTTCTGTGGAAGCGGTGCATCAGTTGCGAGCACTCGGGTGTGAACCCAAACTCGTCCGGTTGGCCCATGACATCCGAGTCCGCAGGGACTCATCCAGACGAAGTTCCGAAGATGATGAAGGAGATGCGTGCTAAGGGTGTAAACTTGAACTACACCCGCGACGGGCGGGCCATCTTCGAAAACGCCGCTCACAGACGAGCTGCTATGAAGGCCCTCGGCATGAGGGATAGACAAGGCTATGACTGAGAACGAACCAAACGTCGTTGAAGAGCGAGAGCCCTTCGACATTCAAGATCCCACCGAGGTCGTACGAGACGAGGCAGCTGACGAACATTCCAGCGACCCCGAGACCGTGACCGAGGACGCCACTCCTGCCAGCGATGAACATTCCGCTGTCGAAGAGGTGGCTGAAGAGCCAGTGATCGAGGCCGGGGAAGAAGTCACGATCGGCAAGGCCGATGACTTCCTCGACTCAGAGCTGGCTTCTGCGGTAGAGAAGATTCTCGGAACGATGACTGCCAAGGTCAACGATCTGGAGAAGAAGCTCGCCGCGAGGGTGGCGGCGGCGCCGACGGAGGCAAAGCCAACCACCGACCTGTTCGCAGGGCGAGAGGAAATCTTCGGATCGGATGAGCCATCCCCGACCGAATCTTCGAACCGGCAGCGGGTACAGGATCAGATGGAAATTCTTCGCAGTGGCTACAAGGCCACCAAGAAGAAGATGCCTTCTGACTCCGACCTTTTCGACAAGGCGTTGCGTTCGGAATTCCCCGACGCAGCTATCAACGAAGAACGAAACTCGTTCACCAAGAAGATTCAATCTCGCGAGCGTCAGATCATCTCGCGTCCTTCCGCTCGAACCGGAGAGTCGGCATCGGCTCGCGATCGAGCGAAGAAGGCCGTCGAGGCTCGGATGCGTGAGCTCGGAATCAATGGTTGAACGGTAAGGAGCGTTTTAAATGAGTCTTCAGGCCAACGATCTCGTCGATCTGATCAAGACGACGCAGAACGAACTCGGCCGCGCTCGGTTTACCGAGATCGCGACCGACATTCAGGACCACTGTGCTCTTCGCGAGCTTCTCAATGAGTCGCGGGTGAATTTCACCGGCGGCCCCAACATCCAGTGGAACCTCATGACTGACCAGTCTGGTTCCGCACGGGACACCGGCCTGTACGAGGTCGACCAGATGAACGTCGCCGATGTGATGGCGACCGCTCAGATCCCGTACCGGCACATGACTGCGAACTACTCGATCGAGCGTCGAGAGATCGCGATCAACCGTGCTCCCGCCCAGATCGTGGACCTCGTCCGCATCCGTCGAAACGACGCGATGATCTCGCTTGCCGAGCACATCGAGAAGCGTTTCTGGGGCGTCCCCACCGGACCCTCAGACGACAAGAAGATCTACGGCGTCGGCTACTGGCTCGGCGATGCGACCGATGGAACCTCTGGTTTCAACGGTGGCACTCCCACCGGGTTCACCGACGTGGCGGGTATCAACCCCACCACGACTCCTCGCTGGCAGAACTGGTCGGGCGTGTACAGCGACAGCGTTGCCTCGTTGTCTGCTCCGACGTATCTGGATGGCACCGGAACTGGAAACCCCGGCGGGCAAAGCGGCGGCGGTAACCCGGATTCGACCGGGTTCTCCGACATGGTCGCCGAGCTTCGTGAGGCGTACACCAAGTGCAACTTCAAGCCGATCCCCGGCGCTCAGGTTGCAGACTACAACAAGGGCAACCGCTACGGCCTGTACACCAACTACAAGGTCATCTCGTACCTTGAAGAGGTGCTCTCTCGCCGCAACGACAACCTTGGTATGGATCTTGGTGCGACTGACGGCAAGGTTGTCTTCCGGGGTATCCCGATGACCTACTGCCCGTACCTTGATTCGAACGTCACCATTTCCAGCGCCACCGCGTACCCGATCTACGGGATCAACTGGGGTGTGTTCGAGTCCTGCTTCCTCGAAGGCGAGTACATGCGTGAGACTGGGCCGGACACCGCTCCGAACCAGCACACCGTCATGACCACTCACGTCGACCTTTCGATGAACATCCGTTGCACCGATCGTCGTCGCAACTTCGTCCTCAAGAACGCCAATGGCAAGCTTGTCTACGCCTGATAGGCGGGAAGGAAAACTCCAATGAGTATTGTTCACCTCAATCAGGGGGCGCAGTTCGAGCTTCCCTCTGACTACTACAGTCAGCCGGATCAGGAGTCCATCTCTACCGATTTCGGTGTCGCGACTCCCGAAGGCTTCACCAACACGGGATCCGCTGCTCTGGCAGTCGCCCACGGTTCCGCCCTTCTTCTTGACGCGGCGGACGAGATCGAAACCAAGTTCCCCCTGCTCTTCGTTTGTGCGGCGGGCAAGAACTTCTCGGGTGCATCTCGAACGAAGATCGTTCACGGAACGC